CAACAGGAAGAGCTTGAATAGTTACACCATTAATCCACATCAACTTCCCTCTATTCTGAGCAAGACTTCCAGTATTAGTTGGCGTAGCTCCAAGAAAACCAGTCCAGGTGAGTGTTCCATTCCTATCGAGTATTTGAAACTCACCGGCAGTCTGAGCTGTTCCAGGACCAGCTTGTATAGAGAGATCCTCCCCTCTAACATTCTGCTGAACTTGGTTAACTAGAATCGTTCCTCCTCCATCAGCAGCCAGAGTAGTATTAAAAGGGCGACCACTAGTAGGCGAAGAAAGATTAGCGAGTAACAGATGGGTTGTGTCAATGACAGCTATCACCTTATACCAGCCCTGAAATCTTCCAGCCGAGTTACCAAAGATCGTCAAGAAATCTCCAACTGCTCTTCCATGAACCCCTGTCGTAGTTACCTTAACAGCACCGGGAGTCAATGGACTAACCTGTGTAATACCACCAGCCGCAATAGTAGAAGCGGCTGGGATATCCGCATTTGCGAACGTCCAAGGGTTAGATGCTATGTTCATAAAGCTCCTACGAAGCTGTTACTCCGGAACTACCAATAACGTACCATAGACCGTTATAAGCTTCTAGATCAACGAAGCTTCCAACAGTACCATTAAAAGTTAGGATGTGATGACCAGGAGCAACAATACCTGCCGCTGTTGTAATAGTATGCGCGTGTCCAGTAGTATCAACTACGCGCAATCTTTTACCATCATCTCTCGGATCCCCAATAGCCTGCATAACGGCAGTACCAGCAGGATAAACTCCTGCTCTTGGAGTACCAAGAGTCATCGCATTTACACCAGAACTCGTGACAAAAACATCTGAATCCGCAACTGGCAAAGCATCCGAAGAACCAGGAGCCTTAACGGGGTTCTTACAAACACCGTAAGGAAAGCGCGTAGCAAAACCTAATATAGGTTGTCCTAGAAAAGACATAAATCTCCTTATGAACTAAGACCAGTTATATCATCACTCGAATTACTTCTAAGAATCTCGGCAGTTCTTAGTTCTTCATCTGCGGTAAAGTTCAATAGATCCTGTATCATTAAAGGTCTATACCATGCAATAGGATCATCAAAGCAAGGACCACAGAGAATCAAACCTAATTGTCTACGAAGTTCCGAAACTCGATAGGGGTACCCGCATCTGTCACAAAAGTGCCAGGGTGCTATACCCCTTCCCGAGTGTGAAATCATTGGCATAGAGCCTCCTCGTTGGCTATAGCCTCATAACTTCTACGGCCCGTTCGAGCCCCAAGTACCCATCCAAGAAGTGGCGCCGTATGAGAAGCGCATTCTGGATAGCTGTTTAATTGAGAAGGTATCGAAGTCGTCGGAGAAGTCTTCGTCAAGTTCTTTACGAACAAGAAACTTGAGCCAGTGCCCTTCCTTCTCTGTGACAGCGTACCAAGCGGATTGTGAAGTCAAGTAGTGACTAATGAAGTATTGCAAATCTTCTTTAATCAAAGCATTGATTTCATTATCCGCGGTGTAGGGCTTATGTGGAGAACCAAGAATTTCACGGGCGATCCACTTGAGTTCGGGAGGAATAATTAGATATCGGGGCTTGATAGAAATAGGCAAGCCCTGTGAATCCACTAGCCTCTCGAATTGATTAATCATCAACTGGATTGCTGTGAAGGATAAATCCACATCAGTAGCTGGCCTGTTAGGATAAGTCCCAGCAGCACTAATAACATTCGTGAGACCTGGCCCAACGGAAGTCGCATTAGGACCACCCAAGAGGGGATGTTGGTTATTAAAAAGACTAACACCATCAGCAGTGATCTGCGTGGTGAAGCCCAGATTGAAAAGATTCCAGGCATTCTGTTCCTTTGTAAAGTGAGCACTTCGAGCGATGGCTTTCGGCACCTGCATGATAATTCCGTATTGGTCATCTTCATATAGCTCGAAGGAGGAACGTACGCCTAGTGCGTAGGTGAAGTTGATATAACGCTTCGTGCCGCCCTGAATTGCATCCTGATAAGTGGTAGATTCACCTTCAGGCTTCTCAGGCATCGGGGGAAGTCCTGCAAATTCGACTTCATCCTCGAACGCCTTATCAGATGGCTCGACGTGGAGAATATGAGAAAACTCTTCTTCACGTTGAAGCGTATCGACCCAGTGAACGAATTCTCCGTGTAAACCCGGAGCTTGTAGTTGTGAGAACTGCCCTCTAACCATTGTCATTGTTCAGTTCTCCTTATCCTACCAACTGAATCGCGGCTTGTTGTACTTGGAAGTACACCCCGCGAGGCGTTGCGGATTGATCGTCTGGGTTTAGATTAACAATCGTGACCACAGTGTTTGTACCCACGGTTGTTTTCGTCTTGTCTACGAACCAATGTCCGTCGGAATCCTTTGTCATACCGTATGAGACTCCAACATCAGAGACTAACGCAGTTTGACTAGGACCTACTTGACCCTGAAAGACGGTATCTTCGGTCGCGGTTTCAAAACCGATTCTACCATCATCAAAGAACGGACGTTGAATATTAACAGCCGACGCTTGATAAGGAACCTTACCTTGCGTTATCTGTTTAGGAACGCCCGTCGTTGTTAGATTGTTAAAAAACTCCTTGGAGAAGCCGGCTATCCCAGCGGCTACTGTCGTCCCATCCCATTCTTGAACGCCACCATCAGTAGCGTTAATCTGAACAGGAACGCCAGAAAGTGCTGTTTGTCCGGCCTCTTCAATAATCCGTCTAATCCTTGGCTGATTCCCAGAAATGGACTGAACGGAGGAAATAATCTGTGAGGCCAATTATTGCTCCTTTCTTTCAGATGGTAGTGTTCCATCTTCTTCCGCCTCAATCTTGGCAATTTCTGCCGTATTGGGACGAAAAGCTTCTAGTTTAGAGACGAGGGTTTTACCTACCTCACGAGGTACTCCGACCTCACCAACAGCTTTAGATAGCTGTTGACGTCCAACATTTAGTTGCTGTCCTGGATGCAAACGATGTACTGCGCGTTTCCAGTTGTATTTAAGAGCGCCTTCGTATTGAACCTTTGGCATCTTCATCAATACAAGATCGCCTCTTATAATCTTTCCGTCCTTTAAGAGATTAGGCATTACAGTACCTTGTACGTCTAAAGCGGTAGCGTAAACGAAGCCTGCGTAGATCATTTCATCCAAACGCTGAGTAGAACCCTGAACTCCAACGGAGCGATTAACCCACCGAAAGGAGATAGCAGGATTCTTCGGCTTTAGATTAACGAAGTCAGGCATCTGCAAAGGTCTTGCCTCTACCTCTGGGTACGGATCCTTTGAATCGAAAGTTAAAGCCTGGGACGGATTGCTGTTATTCGTCATTGCCATTAGAATTCTCCTAGACGTTTACGAACGTCATTTTCTTCTTCATCTCCTGATACTTCTCAGGAGTTATATGCTTTGAATACTTGGACATCTTCTTGATAGCACCTTCTTCTTCCGTGTTAAGTTTCTCGTTTTCGTCTCGCGTTTCACCAACGCGACGGTCAACGTTTGTTTCAACAGATTCGATGAACGTCTTTGGCTCTGCCATCATTTCATCGAAGTGTTTACCCTTAACGTAGTTGAAGAGATTAATCCAAGTCTGCATATCCCCAAGGGCGGCCATTGCAACGTCTTTGGAGTCTTTGTCGATTTCATTTTCCCACTTATCCCAGAGCTTCGTTAGGCTAATCTTTCCACCGGGAGTATTAACGTGTTTACCTTGAAGAGACATCTTGGCAGCCATACGAGCGGAGTTCTTAGCGGCAATTAGCGCCGTAGCTGCGACAGGTCCAATCTTATCGGAGAATCGTTCATTGAAAGCTTTATCCTCATCATCAATAAACGAAGTTCGAGTCGGAGGATCTTCCTTCTTGTCATTCTTATTTTTATTAAAGTTAGCCTCAACATCATCCAGTCTTTGCTTCGTTTCTCGAAAGGAACCCTCCATCGTAGATAACGTTGTTTTCGTTGTATTAAGATCCGTTTCAAGCTTATCTGCTCGTTCCTTTTCTTTCTTCTGATCGGCGATAGCTTGTTTGACCTGTTCTGGAGTCATTCCTAATTCTTCACCCAGCTTATCGAAGTCACTTTTCTTTCTAAATTCCATTCCATTTCTCCTCTCGGCTTATATCTTCTTCATTGTACCAAGTGATACGCCTCTAATATATCGAGACATTTCACCTCGAAGACCTAAAATACTATCTAACACCTGCATCTTACCTTGAAGTCTATGAAACTCTACCGTATCGGCTTCTTTAACTAAACCAGCAAGAACTTCGTTCCTATAATCCTGTAAATAACTACGGAAGTTGTCCCCCTCCGCCTCGTCCAACCATCTCAAGAATGTTGTTGGGTTGCGGAGGAGCCTGTCCAGCTTGTTGAGGGATACCGGGTTGGGGTTGCTGGCCATTTCCGCCTCCGAGATTAGGTTCAGGAACAAGAAGATCAACGTCTTCTTTCTGGAAGTTACGAAGAACATCTTTCATAATTCTATTAGATGCCTTTATAACCTGCAATAGATATTCTTTTACTTGCGGATTACCCATTAACTGATTAACTTGTCCGATAAGATTGGCTACGCCCATGTAGTGTTGACGTAGGGTTTGGATAAGCATTAAATCATTTTGCTTTTCGACTTCTCTATTTACAGAGGCGGTTGAGGAATAGACCGGTAGTCCTATCCTCCTCGACTTCACCGCCTCTAGCGCCTTCTGTATCTTACTACCTTTTTCACCAAAGATAGCCAGAAGTTCTTCACGAATACCGTGCTTTGCAAAGTCTGCTAGTATAATTCTACCCAGCTTGGTGTGAGCGTATCGTAGATCAGAGGTATTAAGATCGGTTCTGGAATTACCTTCTTGCATGACGGACAACGTGCCCATCGCGGTATAAATTCCACGCTTACCTTGAGAACCGGCACCGGCCCCTTGCATAGGAGGACTAATGCCCGCTCGTCTCTCTGCCAATTCCAATGAGAATCTTTCATCGTCAATCGTTTGAGCAGATATATCACCTGCTTGCAACGCCTCTATTTCTCCCTCATCCGCAGGAACCATAGCAGAAGGATATATACGATATCCAGCATGAAGCTTACTATCAGGATTAACGCGCCACACACGAGTATTAGCAATAGTGCGGTTATCCAAACGTTGATTATGTTGTTCACTTATTTCTTCTTGAAACGCCCACATTGTTTCGCAGAATCCGTATCCGTAAATCATGTCGTCGCGGTAGAACAAACGCGCTAACGCGAAGGGCATTACGGTGTGTGTATCGTAAATAGCCATTAGCAACGTATCGGTACTCATATGATACGATGCTATAATCTGAGGCTTAAACTTACCGTCAGGAGTGGGCCACTTTAGCCAGCACTCATATATATCCCACTCGGCATATCCATATTGACCTAGAGTATGACCGCCAAGAGTATCTTCTTTCATTTGTTGCGAATATGTTGGAGAAGTTCTATCAGGCTTAGATAGAATAGAATCTACTTTAGCCGCTTCATATATGTTAAAGAATCTTCGTTCTTCTAGTTCAGAACGGATAAACTGACGTTTATGTATCTTAATATCAGCCGTTTCCAGCGTCTTTGAGTTAGGTGGTATTAAGAAATTCTCAAAGGCTATCTTCTCAGGTCTTGGTCCTTCATACGCAGTTTCTCTCATGAACGAAGGTTTGAGATCGGACTCACCAGAACCGTCACCAGATTCCTGTATAACCTCGTCACGGTAGCGAATCTCGTGTGGGGCTTTCAATAACGATGTACCATACTTAATCGCGTCCCCAAACCACTCATGATACACACGGTATAAATCAAGTTCTTCCGGTTCTATACCTACGTATTCCATGAAATCTTCTAGCGCAGTACGAACCGTATCATCTATATCGTCATGAACTCCGAAGATTTTACATATCCAGGGTGGTCGGGTTTTAAGAATAGCCGACATAACCCTAGCCAAGAGAGTGTCACTAAAAGTAGCAATAATAGGTACGACAAGATTAGAAGCTTGATAAAACGGAAACTCTCTTGTCTTCTCTCTTGGCTCTGCTTCATATGCTTTACGCCATTTAACAATCTTATCCTCGTGAAGTTGAGTTAGTCCTTCTTTAAGCGCCATAACGCGCATCTTCAAGTGCCGTTTTAACTTCTGTTCAGCACTAGGACTCAACTTCAGAGGGATAAAATTAGCTTCCATTTACTCTCCGTAGGAGTTGAGAACCTTAACTAGGGCACTTGTGAAGTCTTGGACACCGGAGGTAAACATAGTTTCGTCTTTTGGTTTCTTACCAATTAGCATATCTGTGCCCTGAATTAGCTGCGCTATAAACGGAGTAGCAGCAGCCAACTTATGACTAGGTAGCTTAACATTAGGACCGTAAGCAGCAGTAAACATCTGTTCAGCGGTTGTAATAACACCGAAGGCCTGTGTTACTTCTCCTACAACCTTCTGACCTGTAGGGCTACCAGATAGGGATTGGCTAACGAGTGGAGAGAACCCGGCCCACAGTCCAATAATCTTCACGACTAAAGAACCGACCTTCTTTAAGAAGTTCATTTATTCTCCTTTAAAACAATAGGTGCAATATTCTTAGCCACTTCATCCGGAACAACAGGAAGGACCTTATCTCTCACGTATCCATTAACTGCGTCTTGATAATTAGGAGAACTTTCAACGGAGGAATTATTAGCGCGAGAAAAGTTACCAGAGATAACTCTATTAAGAAACTTAAACATGAAGATGTAAAACTGAGTTGATTTATTCGTAGGAGCAGGTAGAGAGGAGACAAATGCACTAGCGCCAGTAGTGGTTATCCAGGTGGTTATCGCTGTAGTCCAAAAAGGATGCTGATTGAAAAGGTTAACGATGAAGTTCACAAATTCCATTTATCTCACCCCTATTGAATATGGTTGATTTATCTTACGAGCACCCATCGCATTGTGCATCTTCCATTTCTGCTCCTCTATCCAGGACTGCGGTAATCGTAGCATTTGCGGGACATAGGCAAGCGTATCGAGAATATCACAGAATCTACCCTTAGGGAAAGTAGTGAATTCACCTCTGAAATCAGTGAATTTACGCTGTGTGAAAAATCGGTTGGACTCAAAGATTGGGGAAAGAACATTACGAATCCTAAATTCTTTGTTTCTTGTAAGTGTTCCATCAGGAGCGTCCACTTCTCCTTTAAGTTCTACGAGGCGTATAGATTTACCTTCTAGTCTATTGCGGAAGTTAATATGATAGGCGAGGTACTTTTGAGCTGCTACTGTTTCAATACCTAATTTATTCATACCCCATATAGAGGTCATGTAGTAAAGTCGTTCGAGGTAGGAATCGGTGTTAACCGCACGCGCCCACGACCCGAGATGATAATATCTACCCTCTGCTGAGAGTCCAACAACTTGTATACTATGACGGCAACGTCCTTGCGCTCCTGAGTGATTCGGATCTGTAATGATACATTTTGATAAATGTTTGACCTTAACATCCCCGATGACTGTCCCATCAAACACCTCATGCTTTATAACAAGCTCGTCTTGTTCTTCCACTAAAGTAAAGTAACGTAAATCCGTCTCGTGGAAGTCTGCATTTTCAGGGGCAGCCGGGTTATTGAGAAATTGGCAACTGTATAGGTAAGATCCCAACCTTTTACGCCAGCGATCAAGTTTCCCCATAGAGAACTCCTCGGGGAATATAGGAGTCTCAGCAGGATGTAAATCGCAACAACCGCCCTCCGCCGAATGAGTCTCGAAATTAAACCATGGTTCGTTTTCTTTAATCCAAGAATTGAGGTCTGAATATGACCATCTATTGGAGACGACCAGCTCATCATTATCATCAATTGCCGATTCATTTTCAAACGCACCAACGAGCAGTCTATGATATTCAATGGTCTTCTCCATTACGACTGGAGACTCGTAGGCCTTCTTCCCAACAAGGTCGTCTTGTACGACGATGCCATTATAGTGCCTTGATTGAAGGGCACCTCCGACGCCGAGGAAGTCGTAAGTGCCCTCACCATGCCCTCCAAGTGCTTTACACTTATCAGGCAACCGTTGCCACTTCGATATGTTACTCCATGTTTCGGACGAAGTGGGAATTAGTTCAGGGAATAAGTAGCGATATACAGCGTTACTTTCATAGTGGAAGTCGATTCTTCTTCCAAGTTTTCCAGCGTTGGTAATATTTTCGGAAACCAATAGATTGCGGGCTTCGGGCCTATGTACTCGTTGCATCCATTCAATAAACTCTGTAGAATAACCCAGCTTTGTAAACTCGTTAAGGTCTTCATCTGAGCACCATAAAACGCGCCACATGGGAAGGCCTTCAGAGCACATTGTAGATTTAAAATGGTCTCTAGGTATTTCGTATACGTCTTTAATATGATCGCGTTCCAGGGAGATACAGAATGGCATGTGGAGGGAATGTGTTAAACGTTTCTTCTTTAATCCGATCTTAATGAAGTAGTAAAGTGAACCAAGACAGTTAAGACGTGCCCGTTTACGCCATTCCTCCCCTTCTAACCCTGCTAGAGGAAGTGGTACGAACGTGCCGTTTAACTGAATCGGTATCGTTGCCATTAGTGTTCTTTAAAAACGGGCGGCACCCATTTTAAGTCCTCGGCTTCGCCTGCGGGACAGGACTCTATGCCTTCCCGCGTGGGGCGTAATTGTAACTACTAGCCTTGGAGGGGTCCAGCCACGCGGTATAGGCACTAGGTTGTGAGTCCTGTCAGGAGCACAGAGCCTAGTTTTGTTTAGCCGAACCCCTCACAAGATTATTCGTTAATATCGCAATGAATAATATGTTCCTTCGCTACGTGCGTGCCGCATTTACAAGGGTGACTTCCGCAGGAACAGCTTATGGTTTTAAACCCATGACCCTTGCGATACTCACCGCCAGGACGACGTGCTTTAATACAGTGATGAAGCTCTGTAGAAAACTCTTCTTTTGAAGAGGCAAAGTCAGCGGTGGACGGATATTTGGGTCTCTCCGTACCGTGATGTCTAGATCCCGGACTAGGTGTTGTCTGCTTGGCATCTTCATATTTTATAGCCATTTAGAATCCTTTCTATGCTTCGCATTAGTGTTCTGAATCTGAACGCTAACTATTTAGGTGATTCGGATTGTACTCGTTTAGAAAGATGGGCTCCCATAGCGGAGACTGCTTCATCTTGTGTATAAGTACGAGCTTGTGTACCACAGGAACATTCCATTAGATAAGGGTAGACTTGTGACCCGTCGGCGAGCTTTGTGATTTTTGGAAGATGATTCGACATAATTCGGGCTACGTTGGGTACTACGTTGGGATCACCTGCTGAGGGGAGAATTTCATCGACTACTAGATCGCCGTTAGGTAGACTATAAGGAAGCTCTACGTGCCA